GGAGTTCAAACATTTGGTTTTGGTATATCTGGTGGTAAATCTTTTAGAGATGAAAATTGTGAAAGAATTAAACTATCTAGACAATTAGATTCTATGGGTATGAAAGTTGCCGCTGTAGCATTATTATGTCAGGATGAAAGAGTATTTTTTGCTATGGAACAAGCAGGTACACCATGTCCATTTCAAGGTAAGATTGGTAAAGATGCTACTAAACTTTGGAAAAAATATGACAAGCTAAGACCAGACTATGAAATGTATGTTAAAAATTTAAAAGTAATACAAAAGAAAAATAAACAAGAAGAAGAATTAAGAAATAAAATTAAAATAGAAAAATTAAAACCAATTAAATAATGCCAAGACCTGTAAGAAAATGGATAGTTAAATTAAGAATGTGGTGGGCAGATATTCGTGGTCATCATGGTAAACGATGGGATTATGAACCATCAGAGCATTATATGGGTAGAAAGAAAAAAAAGAGAGTATCACCAGAGGATTTATTTAACGGAGCATAATGCCTAATAAACCACTTAAAATATCAGAACAGGCAGCCGTACAGATGCCTATGAAGACAGTAGCCTCGTTGATTGTGCTCGTTGCAGCTGGGGTGTTCGCATACACAGAACTAACTGCAAGGCTAGTATCATTAGAGACATCTAGAGAATTATTTGAAAATGATTTACTTAAGAAATCTGAGCAAGTACCCGTAGATCAAGAGCAACATTTTTTATTGGAAGATCTTTATAAATCCGTAGAGAAGATGGAGAAGACTCAAGAGATGAACATGACTAACAAAGTTAACATAGAGTTTCTTACTTCACAATTAAACAAAGCGTTGGCTGATATCGAAGAATTAAAAGATAAAGTCAGAGAAAATGGAAAAGGCTATTAATGGCAGAGTTAGTGGTAGCTTTACTTATGATTGTGCAAGGAGAGATCAAGGAGGCTCGTATTCAAAACTCAATGAGTGAATGTCTCAAAGGATCTCGTATTGCAAAAAGACAATTAAAATCTAATAGCACTGTAAAATACCAATGTATAAAATCTATGGCAGAATTAGAATTAAATCTTGATGGATCAAAATCAATTAAAAAATTAATACTAGAATGATTTGGACAACACTAATTATAATAGGAACTATATATGCGATGTACACTATTGGTAAGTTTGCTGATGATATTAATCCATACAATTTCTTCAGCAGAAGAGATAACGACAGGTAATTTATTACCTAATGTTGGAAATAATGCATCTAATGCACAAAGTGTAGATAATACTATACCACAAATAGGTAATGATTTTAATAGCTTTACATCTAGTAATGCAACAAATTTTACAAGTGAAATAGAAGTTACAGGAACTGGGTCAATATCATATTCAAGTTCATTATTAAATATTACAACTGGTAATGATACTACTACTCAACAAAAATTAAATAATGGTATAACACTACAAGGTAATACTGTTGTGCAAAATTGTGAATGGTCGCAGTCATCTTATGCATGTGGTAACAGAGGTGTAGGTCAAGATAGTTATAGCACTAAAATACAAATATTAAATGAAAGTGGATCTGTTATATCAGAAACTAATCAAATAAGAAACAATGACGCAGGCTATGGATCTAATGCACACAAATATACAGATACATTAATATATAATAATACAGGTGCATATACATTTAATTGGCAATGGACAGGTATAGATGGTGAATCTAATCCTAGAAATTTAGGTGGTCCAAATTTATTAGGTGCTAATCTATTTATGACTTATGATAATAGTATATTAGATGAATCTGTAACAGAAGAATTAACTACTATAACAAAAAACTTGACAAATACTCTAAGAGAGGTTATAATAGAAGAAGAAGTAAAAGTAAAAGCAGCACCTCCAATAAATACAACAACTGCTACAGTATCAACTAAACAAGTTATTTCAACACCCTCAACTAAAACTCCAGTACAAACTAAGTCAGCAACTATAGCTACTACAAAAAGTACTACTAAAACTAATGGTAATAAGAATGCTAAACTTAATGCTACTACAACGTCTTCAAGAAGCACAAAGAATACAAAAAATGAATCAAAAAAGGAGATCAGTAAGGAATCCAATAGCAAAACTTCTACGACTACCACTGCTAAGAAAGAGGATAGTAGCAAGCAAGAAACTGTACAATCGAAAGAAACTACAGGAGAAAATAAGACAGCAAGTAGCGAAGTACAATCACAATCAGGATCTATAGATTTGCAGATGGCTAAAGTAGATAGTGATATTAAAGATATTAGTAAGAATTTAGAAATTAAAAATATTATAAAATTAAAAGCTATGGTTAATAATGATATGATCACAGCTTATAATATACCCTTTTATATAGGTAAAGACATATACATCGATCAATTAAATATATTTGATAAACCTATATATCAAGATGTAAATTTAGGACAATATATATTAAGTGATCCAGTTGTTCAATCTAAAATAAAAATTATGGATATACAAAATAAAAAACAAAAACTATTAAATGAAATAGAGGTATTAAAAAATGGGTAAAATTAAAGATCAACTTGCAGGTATCGCAGCATTAATAGCAGCTATTGTAGCCATTGGTGGTGGATTTGCTAAGTATGGAGAAATTACTACTAAACTTGCAGATATAGAAAGTAGAAAAACAGTAGACATTGCTCCTATAGAAAAGAGTATTGCTATATTACAAAAACAAATAGAAGTACTAGAGTTAGACTTACAAGAATTAAAAGAACAAGCTAAAAACCCACTGGCTAACTAATGTATTTAAACGCTAATATACCAGTTATAGAGTGTTATGTAAGAGGTAATTATCTAAGAGATCAGAAAGATTCTCATGATAAGTACTTTGAATGCGTAGTATTTGGATTTACCTCTATACCTAAACAAGTTCCTTTATTTCATTACATGATGACAGATGGTGGTATTTGGTGGAGAGCACCTATATCTGCATTTTGTAAAAAACCTGGAGTAAAAGAGTTACCATTAAATGAATTAATGTTATGGGACTCATTTAGTTACAACGTAAGTGTAACTAGATTTTATCAACTGCAAGGTTGTAAAATGTTATATACTTCTAGAAGAAGAAAACAAAGAGAAGGTACATACTTATTTACAATTGATTGGTGTGCAGGTGATTATAATGAATTAGATTTTGGATATGCTGAGAAACCAGATCAACATAAATGTGGTCATGTAATAGAATTAGATGATGGTAACTATGCAATCCAACCCAACAATAGACTAAGGATATTTGATCCTTCTATGGCTGCTGATCCTAGCAAACCTCTTATCCATAGATTAGTTAATACTAGAATATGGTCAGTCGAAGATACTTCTAAGTGGATTACTGATGAAGATCAAGAAGGAAGTTATGACTATGAATACAAGGAGATGAAGAATGGCAAAGAAGAAAAGCACAGTAAATAAAGCAGGCAACTATACAAAACCTGGTATGAGAAAACGTATGTTTAACTCTATCATGGCTAGTTCAAAGGGTGGAAAACCTGGACAATGGTCAGCAAGAAAAGCCCAGATGCTAGCGAAAAGATACAAAGCAGCAGGTGGTGGCTATAAGTAATGATAACTTTTATAAAAAAAGTTTTAGGTATAGATAACTTAGAATATAAAATTAGATTACTTGAAAGAAAAAACTATTGGAGGGATAAATATAGAACATGGTTAAAAAAATAAAAAAAGTTGCTAAAGCATTAAAGAAAGCATCAGCTTTACATAGAAAGCAAAGCAAGATTATTGAGAATCATATTAAAGAAATGAGATCTTATGGCAAAAAAAAGAGATCCTAAAGTAGGCACAGGCAAAAAACCTAAAGGATCTGGTAGGAGGCTTTACACTGATGAGAATCCTAAAGATACTGTTGGTATTAAGTTTGCGACTCCTGCTGATGCTCGTAAGACTGTTGCAAAAGTTAAAAAGATATCTAAACCATTTGCAAGAAAGATACAGATATTAACTGTAGGTGAGCAAAGGGCAAAGGTTATGGGTAAAACGCAGGTGGCATCTATATTTAAAAAAGGTAAAGAAAGTATAAGAAAAAGGAGAAAAGTATAATGGCACTGGCAAAAAGTCAAAGGAGTTTAAAAGCATGGGGAAAGCAAAAATGGAGAACGAAATCTGGGAAGAAATCTTCGGAAACTGGGGAGCGATATTTGCCAGAGAAAGCTATCAAGAGTCTATCGTCTGCGGAGTATGCGGCAACGACAAGAGCAAAGCGGCAAGGAACAAAAAAGGGCAAACAACATGTGAAGCAACCGAAAGGAATTGCAAAGAAAACAGCTAAATATAGGAGATACAGCTAATGATGTACGGAAAAATGAAAACCATGAAAAAGAAAAATGGTAGTAAAAAAGTAATGGGTAAAAGAAAAAAACTAGACATGGACAAAGATGGTAAACTTACTAAAAGAGACTTTGCTATGTTAAGAAATAAAAAGAAAAAAGCATAATGAGAAAAGGACTATACGCTAACATACACGCTAAAAGAAAGCGTGGTGGTAAAATGAGAAAGAAAGGTGCAAAAGGTGCACCCACTGCAGCACAGTTTAAACGTGCAGCTATGACAGTAAAGAAAAAATAATGGTAGCAAAGAAATATCAGAATCCATCAGGTGGTTTAAATGAAGCAGGTCGTAAGTATTTTAAAAGAACGACAGGTGCTAATTTAAAAAGACCTAGTAAAAAGGTTGGTAATAAAAGACGTGCTAGCTTTTGTGCAAGGATGAAAGGTATGAAGAAAAAATTAACTTCAGCTAAAACTGCTAATGATCCTAATAGTAGAATCAATAAAGCATTAAGGGCTTGGAACTGTTAATATAGTATAAATAAAAAAGGGGAGCCATATAGACTCCCCCTCGCAGGCAACAACAAGACACTTAGAGTTTTACTCTAGGTGTCTTTTTTTTTGGTCAACCAAAACTTTAAATTTTTTGTATAATCTGTTTGATATCATCTTCTAATTTTTTACCCATTGAGTTAGCATGATTTATAATGGCAGCACATAGATTACCATGATAAGGTAAACCTTTTAAGGCTTCTCGTATTTTACCTACAGGTTTACCTCCATAATCTATTACAATAGTATTCTTTTCATTCAATCCTATTTTTAATTCAAATAATAACCCAGTATAGTGTTTGGTATTATTTTTTTCCATTATCTTTCTCCCCAGCTTGTGGCTTAAAAGGTACTAATGTTGCTAAACTATTCATAAGAGTTATAACTTCTCCATATGGTCTAGTCATTAAGTATTTCATAATATCTTTTAACTTTTCAGAATCAATAAGATATTGTTTAGGCTGTATTTGTTTTTCCATATGTCCTCCTATTAAAATGGAATATCATCCTCATCTGGATAATATTTATCTATTACTCTTATCTTATCACATGCACAAGATATTGCTTCTAATAGTTTATCTATCTCTTCAGCAATTTGTGGATGCTCACCTATACCTACAGGTTTAGTAAGGTATACGTGTATTGTAGCTTTTGCTACGTCTACTTCGGCTTCGTACTTTTTTTTCAAAGCCTTTATCATGTCGTTCATTACTCTGCTCCTTTAAATTGGTAGTATTTGTTTTCTACTAAATCCTCATCAATCATATAAGGATTATCTTTTGCTTCTTTAGATTCTCTAGCATCTCGTATAGTTTGGTTTAGCGTTCTACCATCACGTAAACAATTACATACAAAATCTTCTACTTCTAATAAGGCTTGCTTAACTTGTCCCATTGCTAACCTCCTTAACTAATCTATTAAGATACCACTGAGCCTTTTGTAAATCCTCTAATGGTTCTCCTTTAAACTTATATCTTGAAACGTATTTCAAGACGTTACCTTTAAGATATCCATGATACTCATCATTCTCCATAGCATCACGAATAACATCTATGGTTTCTTTTTTACCATGCATGTAGTGTGAAGGAGAGTGCACATTGTCATGCTTTCTCTCATTCTCATATGATATATCGTGACCATGGTCTATCTTATTTGTATATGTACGCTTATCTTTTACCATATTCCCTCCTTATAGTTTTGATATTGATTAACTCCATATTATAATTACCATTTGTAACTTCTCTTTTAATAACTAAACCACTCCACCACATATGCTGAGTATCTCTAGCAAAATGTTCTTTATGATTTAGATAGCATCCAGCAGATAAAGCATGTAACTTTTTACCATTAGGTAGTGTTGATACTGCATAATCTAATAAATGACTATGCCCTACTGTAGCAGAAACTTTATGCTTTGTCAAGATACTTCTTGCAATATTTTCACCAGATATTGCAGATCCCATAATACCAGAGGGTAAGTGGTGAGAATAGTGTACACCATTTACTACCTTTATATTTTTGTATCTAACTTCTTCCCATCCATACTTTTTAAATTTTAAATCATCTATACTTATAGATCCTTCTAACTCTGGATTATCATCTACAAATCTATCTATTCTATCTTCATGATTACCATGTAACATAATCTTTTTAGGTCTGTGATTACCTAATCCTTTATTAAATAAAGATAATGCTTCATGCGAACAATCCATATCTTTTTGATATCTTCTACCTTCAAATGATTTTTTACCTCTATCATAACTAGATAGAGAATCCATACTACAAAAGTCACCCATACATATTACATGGGACACTTTATAATCTGCAGCCACTCTACCTGCCCACAGAAATCTTTCATTGCTTGCTTTAGGTGTACAATGAGGATCACCTATAACTAAGTGCGTTGCCATTAGTTTAACTCCTTATCTCGTTTCATTTTTAAAAACTCAAGAAAGTCTATAACATTTGAATCATCATCAAATTCTGCAACAGAACTAATAGTTAAGTCTTTATCATTTTTCTTTTTATCTTCAGCATATCCACGAAGTCCCCACAGAAACGTGGAATGGGGATCAGTAGTTGCCATCTTTATCATGCCTCTAGCTATTGTAGAACATAATTCATATTCTTCTGTAGACATTTTAGATTTACTATCCATAACTATACTACAGTTGAAACCTTTTTCCCAAGGACTAACTATTACCTTGACAGAATTTATAAGATTAATTGCGTTTATTTTTTTATTCTTCATTAATACCAATACCTATCATAATTTTCTTTATTATATTCGACAACTTTAAAATCATAGTTTCTTTTTTTACTTTTGTTTGCAAACTGTGTAGC